CCGCTCTCTTGAACCGAACATCGACGACCCGCGTACCTTCCGCTTCGTCTGACAGATCAAACTGTGCATCCCCAAACACTTCTCCGAGCGGACGCCATCTCCGGTGGGGCTTATACTTATTGTACAGCGCCAGGGTCTGCCAGATAGCGTAATTGAGCTTCTCTTCAGTCAACTCAACATTCCACTCTGCGCCGCCGAGAGCTTCTAAAATCATAGAATACCACTCGTGCAGAGTCTTTGGGTGTGCCAGTGTCTTTGGTTCTGTCATCTACGGCTCCGTACTCCACCTGCTCTCAACGCTTCCCTGGTCGATTCTTCGTTTTTGCGGGCGTGGATCTCTTTCACCAGTTCGCTGTATTCGTCGCCGGTTCTCAACTTTCTGATTCTTTCCAGCTCCAGAAGGTTGTCCTTTTTCATTTTACAACACAACTGAAGTCCTGGAATTTTGTGTTCCGTAACCAGTTTCCGGTAGTAGACGCCTTTGATCCTGTCACCTTTTTCAAGGCGGATAGAGGAATTACGATCCGTCCCCCGGGGAAGGATGATCGGTCTGTCAGTGGTATTGATGATGATATCGTCATCAACCAGTTCAGGATCGGTCTGGTATAGATCATCAGACTCCTCGAGACTGATAAAGGAACCTTCAGTGGGTTCTGGTACCATCACTTCCTGTTCTTGCGGTTCTACCTTTTCTTTTGCTTTTGCCATTTACTATCTCTCCGAATAGTTACCACGCCGCCGGAGTCCGGCGGCTAATTTTCACACTACAGATTGATGACCTGGATCGTTCCCATCATTTCAGGGTTGACGACGTGCAGCGCATACTCGGTGAGCAACGCAGTGTCTTTGCGGAATCCCCGGACGTGGATTGGGGCCTTGTACAACGGAATGTACATGGCGCAGATCGCGGCAGTATTGAGGATCTCTCCGCCCCGATAGGTCAGTACGGCACTCCTCGGCGGAAAGGTGGGGTCTGCGATACAGGTGATGCCGTGTTCACTCAGCACACCGGCTTTCTTCGGACCGGCCAGGGCGTCGGTTTGTCCGGGCGCACCCTCTCCGGTGAAACCCTTGGTGTACTGAAACAGGAACCAGATGTCCGGTGAGAACACGCAGACATTGGGCCGTACACGCTGGGTATTCTTCCAGATGTCATGCTGCAACCTGGTGAGTTGGATTCCGAAACTGTCGATGTGGTCGCGGTAGCTGATACCGGCCGGAGTCACGTTGTCGAATACGAATGTGCCGCCGGATGCGACCCGGTACAGATGGTTCACGACGTGTTTGAATTTTTCGGCCATGATGATTTTGGCACCGGCATCCAGGATGGTTGGCTCCGCGTCGATGCCCCAATCGTTGAGCAGATCGAAAACGGACTGCTGACTCCATTCGGTCGCGATGGCCCTGGGCCTGGCTTCTACCGTAATTGAACGCAGCGCGATGCCGTATTTCGGTAGCTCATCGGCGGCTTCGATATTGTAGGTGTAGTAACCTACGACGGGCCCGGTCGTGCTGGCGGAAAATCTCACGGATACAGCGCCGGTAATGTAGTTGACGGTGTTGGTGATACCACCACCAGGTGCACCCACATCACCAACCAGGTTGCCATTTCGGTCATCGCGGATCACGAGGTTGCCGTCGGTAATCAGCACGCTACCAGGTATCACCGGACGGTATTCCAAGGTCGGAGTGTAGTCGGTCGAACCCGACAGGCCGAGTGGCTCATCCTCTACCTTGTCACCAGAAAACCCATCGGTACCGATGAAACCGCGCAGCGCATCGAACATTCTGACGCCACCGGCCAGATTGCCCTTTGCCGATTCGGTCTGGATATCCATGTAGTGGATTTTTCCCGAGCGGTTGGTGAGCGGTTGTTCACTGATGACCTGGTCCGTTAAATCATCTGCGTGTGAGGCGCTGATGAGAGCGAGGCCGGTCTTGATCCATTTGGGCAGGTCGGCTCGGCTGGTTTCCAACAGGTTCGCTCTTCCCATCTCGTAGCGCACGAAATTGTCACACAGGATGGCCACGATGGTTCTTTTCAGCTCATCGGCTTTCTTGCCGGGTCGGTCAAGAACTTCCAGTACCGGAATGGGGCTCGTGATCCCCAGCTCCCGGGAGGTGAAACCCTCATACTGCTCTCTCAGAGCGCGGTGGGTGTCTACAAACTGTTGAGTGGACATTGCCGAGTCTTCTTGGAGACTCGCTGTTTTGGAACGCATTCCCATGGTTACTTCCTCCAACGGAAAATCTATTCGGGCACCTTCCGTTCCCGGTGTTTTTTCAATCTGGTTATCATATCTTCAGGTTCTTTTCTGGGGGTCACCCCGTCGGTGACGGAAGTTCCCGTGGCTACAAAATCTTCCTCCAGGCGATCTGGGATCGTCATCTGTTCCGTAATCCTACGGTTGCCGGTTTCGGGGGTATAGGTCCGAAACCTTTGCCGTCCGGTTTTCTTCGGAGGCTGCGGTCCGCGCAGTGCTTTACGAAAATCCTTTGCCATCTCATGGAGCGCGGGCATAGTCTTGTTTTTCAACAGTGACTCCCTGAGCGGCTCCAGCTCCGGATACTTTCTAACAAGTGCGTCTACCTCGAAACGGATCATCTCCGACTCGAAGAGTTCGACCATTGCCTGGTTGAGAGTTCGTAAATTTTGATTCTCTGTTTGCGACGCATAAAGCTGCCGACGTAAATTCTTGACTTCTTCCCTCAGCTCTTTTTCGACCTGTCTTCTGGCCGCTGCTTCAGCCTGGGTGACTACAGTAGTCGTCGTAGTGGTCGGCGCCGGTTCTGCTTCAGTGGGTTCGTCTTCCATCGGAACCTCCTCAACTGGTTCTTTCGGAATCTCCGCCGGAACGGTTGCCGATGCGGTTACGTCCGGTACCACTTCTGCTTCTACAGAAGAAGCCTGGTCCGCTGCTGCCTGTGCTTTGTCAGCTTCCTCCTTTGCAATTTGAGCTGCTGCCTGCACACCATCATCAGTTTCAGCTTCACCAGCCGCCTTTTTCGCTGCATCTGCCTTTGCTGCCGCAACTTCTGCTTCTACTGCGGCAACTTCGGCCTCGGCCGGTTTCACCTTCTCTTGTGCGGTAGCTGCTACACTTTGTGCGGCCTGTGCGGCCATATCCGCCGATACCTGTGCATCCTGCGCCGCGTTTTCTGCCAGACGCAGAAGACGAACCTCTCGCCTGGTGTGCGACCTCGGACTGTGCTTTGTCGTATAATGCTTTCTAGGAGTAGAGATTGACTCTGCTTTAACTTGTGCGGCATCTGCGGCCGTGTTGGCCTTCTCAGCTTCCTCCTGGGCAATTTCTGCGGCCTTCTCCTTCGCCTCTGGTGTTTCTGCCTTCTTTGCTGCCTCTGCTGCTGCCTCTGCACCTGCCGCTGCTACTTTAGCTTCCACACTGGCCACATCTGCGGATGCAACTGCGGGGCCCACTTTGGGGTCCACTTTTTCTTTGGATACAGCAACTGCTACTTTCGCTGCCTCTTCCGCGTCCTTTGCCGCTGCTTTAGCTTCCTTGGCGGCTCCGTTGGCTTGTTCTACCAACCGCATCATATTTCTTTTTACACCTTCCCTTCTTTTTCCAATGAGTCCTACGGTAATCTTTTGTTCATCAAGACCTGTCGCGCTCATCAAGTCCTGTAGCTCAACAACTATAGAAGCCGGTGAACGTAACCGTTCCCTAACGAACTCTCCACCCCCCGCTGAAATAGCCGAAGATTTTTGATCCGTAGCTCCATCCAAAAACGAAGCATCAACCGCTAAAGTTACATAGGAAATCCCATACTTCCTCCCGGCTGGTAAGGGTCTGTGCATACTGTCGTAAATACCAGTTATATAAACTGTAGCCCCTGTGGCCACACGGAGCGTTTTTGGGGCATTTTCTCTTTCAGCCGAACTACACATAAATGGAGATCGAACGGTAAACTGAGGAGCATAGCCGATATCATCTCTAGATTTTGCTATCCTCCAGTCGTTTTCTGCACGTCCTATTGAAGATTCCCTCAAATCCAGTGCGTCTTTCAACATGCGCATCGGAAATTGGAGATCCTCTATACCTCTGGCATAGTATTGAAGATCGTTATACCGAGAAAGCCATCTTGGGTCCCATCGGCGACTGCTCATCACATCTTCTTT